TTGATTATTCTGCATTTTACACCAAATGGTGTGATGAAAGAGCGGGTAATCTTATTGCAAACATCAATGATACGCAGAGAGAAAATGTTAAAAGCATTATAAATACTGCATTACAACAAGGTGATACACCGTATTTTGCCGCTCGTAGAATAAAAGATACGGTAGGATTAACAGAGCGACAGCTTAATCAGAATACCCGCTATTATGAAAATATGCGGAATACTCTGCGTGAGAATAATCCTAAATTAACTGATTATGAAATTAACAGCAGAGCTACAAAGGCGGCAAGACGGATGGCAGACAAACAACGGACCAAACGGGCAAAAGATATAGCACGAACTGAAATTGTTACAGCACATAATCAAGCAACTCGAGCATACATACAATGGGCGATAGAACATGGATATATGCAGAATGTATATAGACGTTGGGTGACATCAAACAATGACAATGTTTGTCCGATTTGCGTTGCATTGAACGGACAAACAGTACCATTTGATAAACCATATAATGTACCGTCCGATATTAAATATAACGGTTCTGAGATAATGGCACCGCCGGTACATACAAATTGTTGTTGCGGCGAAGAATTTTTCACGGGTGACAATAATAAAATACCGAGTGTTCCAAACAAATGGGACAGTATGAGTGAGGCGGAAAAGAAAGCATGTGTCAATTATTATGCCGACAAGTCACAATATGCGGAATATAAAAAACAGCTTGGGACTGAAAATGTTCCTGAAACTCTTGAAGATTTTCAAAAATTAAAGTATAATAATAAAGAGGAATGGGACAAATTAAAGGCTGCATATAGAGCTACAAAGTCTGAACGAAGTTGCTATAAATATTCGACTGATGGAACATTTATAGCAACCAACCATAGAAAAGGTGGCTCTGTTCCCAGACAATTAAAGCCATATGCAGTGTTAGATTTAGAAAAATCGGATGGACATATAGAACGTACAATATATGACAAAGACGGATATATGGTAAAACAAATTCATCCTACGGATCACGGCAATCCAAAACAACATCCATATGGTGAAAACGGAGAACATACTCATACATACAAGTGGAAAGACGGAACTTTGGAAGAACGAAGAATTCGAAACATAACAGATTCGGAAAGAAAGGTCAATGGTGATATTTTATGAAATTAAATTCAGAAGAAATAAAAAATTTAATATTATCGCTTGTACAAGATGTGGTATTCGAATATGACAATAAGACTTGTTGTATCAATCCATGGAGTAGGACTAAATTTGAAGTGGGTTATAATGACATTGTGAAGATATATTCGGATATAGATGATTTAATGAATGATACCATTTTTGATGGACGTTCATTAAGTGATATAGCGGATGAAATTGAAATTGAATAATGTTTAAAAATGAAATTTATAAATTAACACGTTGGTTGTAAATCAACGTGTTTTTTTATACTGAAATTTAGGAGGCTGATTAAATTGAAAAGTTTTAATGATTACATCATTCACAAGGCAAGGGATGAACCTGAAAAGGTAGTAAAGGCACGTTTTAATGTACAGAAATCATATGAAGAACAACATCTTGTATTCGGATGGGCGAATGTATCGGCTCGTGCCGACGGCGAAAAAATCACCGATTGGCAGGAAGATATTATTGATATTGACGAACTTGAAAAAGCAGTTTATCGTTATGTTGAGTTTTATGGTGACGGTGGCGAACTTCATGAACGTGGCGGTGTAGCCACAATGATTGAAAGCATGGTGTTCACCAAAGAAAAACTCAAAGCATTAGGTCTGCCTGAAGATGCATTAGCTGACGGTTGGTGGATAGGTTTTCATGTGACGGATGAAAGCGTGTGGGAAAAAGTCAAAGATGGTACATACTCAATGTTCAGTATTGAGGGTGAGGCTATCAGAGAGGAGGTAGAGAGTAATGCCGAATAAGTTGAAAAATTTGAATATTACAAAGGTTGATTTAGTGCCGGAGGGTGCCAATCCTGACGCATTTGTTACAATGTATAAGTCTAAAACTCCTATAAGAAAGAGCGGTGAGGCTGAAAGCTTTGCTGATAAATTAAAGGATATTAAATTGGACGATGTAGTTAGGCAAATATGGCAATATACGGAATCGCTAAGTAGTAGTCTTATTTCAATTCTTAGAGATGATAACGTTACAGATAAAAAATCTGCAATGGATAAAAGTCTTGAAGAATTTTACGGTGCCGCTACACTTTCAACAGAAAAATGGAGCGGTGGCAGTGTAAGTGACTATGTTGCAACAGGTTCAGAAGAACCACAAACAGCCACGATTGTAAAAGCATTAAAGGCAGAAACACTTGGTATATTAAAAAGTAATAATGAAGGAGCTGATAATGATATGAAAATTGAAGATATTGATAAGGATAAGCTAACTGATGAAGAAAAGAAGCAGTTGGAGGCTATCGTCAATAAGGCTGGTATAACAAAGCCTGAAGATGATGACAATGGCAAAGATGACAATAAAGGCGACAAGGACGTTAAGAAGATTAAGGATGAACCGATAAATCATGATCCGGAAGATATTTATAAGGGACTTCATCCGGCAGTTGCGGCCGAACTTAAAAGTTTAAGAAAAGCTCGTGACGAGTCAGAAGAAAGAGAACTTACTGCTATTGCAAAAAAGTATGAAGTTATAGGCAAAAAGTCTGAAGAACTCGTACCTACACTAAAAAGCTTGAAAGCCGCAGGCGGTACAGCATATCAAGACATGATTGGTGTGTTGGATATGGCGGTTGAGGCGGTAGAGAAGTCGGGCGCATTCACCGAAATCGGCAAGAGCGGTCATTCTGATGTATCCGGTTCTACTGCCATTGCCAAAGCTCGTGCTATTGCCGATGAGATTAAGAAATCAAATCCAACAATGAGTGACACAGAGGCTATGGCAAAAACGTGGGAAACACACCCCGAACTTATGGAAGACTATGATAATGAGATTGGAGGTTGATATTAATGGCAAAGCAATATATTACAAACGGAATTAATACATCAACTACCCGTGTCGGTGTTGCGGCTGAAGATATGGAAAACGTCGCTGGTAAAGCTGTTAAGTTGAACAGTGACGGACTATTGGAAATTTGTAATACCAAAGGGGAAATGCCTATCGGTATTGTTACTATTGACAATGAGGCGGACGTTTCAAAAGGCGATAATGTTACATATCAAATATTTGCTGTCGGTATTGCGGCTATAAGTGCCACAGTAACAGCAGGAACAGAATTAACACCTGGTTCGGACGGTACATTGGTTGCCGCTGAGGCAGGTGATTTTGTGTGTGCAATAGCAATGAATGATTGCAACGCAAACGCAATGGGAACAGTCAAAAGAGTTGACTATTATAAAAAGGAGGCTAAATAATGGGTACAGAAGTTTTTGATAGAATAAGAAAGGGTAAAACACCTATCAATGTTCCGCTTACGAATATCAGTACGGCATATTTTCAAAGTAAGAGTGGCGGTGCAACATCATTTTTTCCTGAAATACCAGTAACGCTTTCGAGAGCAGCATATTATAAATTTTCAAAAGAAGATTTGTTAAGAGATAATGTTCGTCCTAAGCCTATTCTTGGTAAAGTAGATCCTACCGTTTTCAGTTACGATACTGATGATTATAAGTGTACGCCTGACCAAATTATTGTAGGTTATGATAACATTATTCAATCAGATATAGAGCGTATGGGAGCAAAAGGAATAATGAAGTTTCGTCAAAACAAGTCGAAAGTTATCGCTGAACAGATGTTTATTCACCAAAATAAAACATTTGCACAACAATATTTTAAAAAGGGCGTATGGGGTACTGATTTAACAGGTGGTACATCGGCAAGTTCAAGTTCTACTGATTTTGTATCATTTGATAATGATAATTCAAGTCCGATTAAGTTTATTGGAGATTGCATTACAGAAATCAAAAGGACAACGGGTAGAAAACCTAATAAACTTGGATTGGGTCAGCGTGTATTTGACGCACTAATTAATCACCCTGACGTAATGAATCGTGTTATTTACGGCGGTAACACAGCCTCACCTGCAATGGTTACAACAAAATCATTGGCTGCTATTTTGGGTGTAGACGAGGTTGTTGTATTTGACGCTATATGGAATAGTGCAAATCTTGGCGAAGAAGAAAATACAGGCTTTATTTGTGATGAAAACGCAATGCTTTTGGCATATGCAACATCTACGCCAATGATTGATGAGCCAACTGCCGGATATACATTCCGTTGGGATATGGGTACAAAAAATATTCTTCCTATCATTGAATGGGAGGGCGATGAGGGAACATATTCTAATTACATCGGCGGTATGATTGCGCAAGATATGGAAATCGTGTGCAAGGACTTAGGTTTCTATTTCCAAAATGCCGTTACTCCTAAAAATTGATTTAAGGGGT